GAGGGCGATATGCTGGAATCTGTTAGTTCGATTAGTTGTAACAACGATAACGAACTAGGAAAGATTATAGCAGAAGCTTATACTAAAGTAGGTAAAGATGGTGTGGTATTAATGGAAGAGTCTCCAACTGAAGAAACATACGTCGAAGTAGTTGACGGCGTGCAAGTCGACTCAGGACTCACATCCCCACATTTCGTTACTGATAAGGACAAGCAAATTTGTGAGCTTGACAACCCATTAGTATTAATTGTTGCATCGGAAATACCTAACATACGTAAGATACAGAAGATACTAGAGCATGTTATAAAGACAAAACGATCTCTTTTGATCGTTGCTCCAGTAGAACAGCAGGTTAAAGCTGCTCTTCTTATGAATAAGGTAAAAGGTAATATTAAAGTAAATATAGTTGACTTACCAGGCTTTGGTCCCACTAAACAAGATACATGTGAAGATTTAGCATTTCTTATTGGTGCTAAAGTAATAAATGAAGAACTTGGTGATGATTTAGATTTAATAGATGTAGATTGCTTGGGCGAAGCACATACAGCTATAACCGATGATAAGAACACTGTATTAACTATAGATACCCCAGAAGATCAAATAGAAGAAAGAATTGATAGTATTAAAAAAACTATAGATAAATGGGAAAAAAATCCATTTATACAAAAGAAACATAGAGAAAGATTAGCTATGTTATCTGGAAGCGTGGGTGTAATTAAGGTTGGTGCTAATTCTAAAGTTGAGCTTAAAGAGAAAAAAGATAGAGTTGAAGATGCTATATACGCTACAAAAGCCGCTCTTAAAGAAGGTATTGTATCTGGTGGTGGCGTAGCACTATTAAACGCTTCTCAAAAAATTTCGACCGACTCCGTCGGCGAAGAAATACTAATGAGAGCTATTACAGCTCCATTTAACACTATATTAGCAAATGCTGGTTTAGAGCAAGTAGCACCAAGACCTAAAAAAGGATTAGGTGTAGATGTTGTGACCGGTGAGGCTGTTGACATGATTAAATCTGGTATTATAGATCCAGTACTTGTAACTAAGTCTGCTCTTAAAAATGCAGTAAGTGTAGTATCAACTATTATATCTGCTGATTGTGTAATTTCAAACATGAGACATAATGAAAGCAATTAATAGATATATAGTAATAAAAAATATAAAAACAGAACCTAAAAAGGTTGCTGGTCTAATTATGACGGAAGAAACAGATGTCGATAATAGATATGTAAAAGCAAAAATAATATCGTGTGGTAATTTAGTTGAAGGATTAAAAGATAATGACACGATATATTATGATAAACATGCTGGACACGATATTTCATGGAAAGGTGATCTTTATATGGTTATCCGCGATATGGATGTCGTTCTAGTAGATTAAGCCCAAACCACAATCCTAAAACCTTAAACACAAAAAAACAAAAACAAATTATTAATTAAAAAACAAAAAAAAATGGACGGACAAAATTATTTGGTGTTTCACAACGATTCTAATGACTCGTATATGAATTCATCCGCAAACTTTAGAGGTGCTGATGTAGGTACAACATTTATTGATATGTACTTTGCTTCTGCAACTATTGGATCTTCAAACTCTGGCTACGATAAAGTTAGATTAACAGTTACTGCTACTCATGAAGAATCTGCTTTAGAAGGTGTTGCCGCTGCTTTAGCTGGAGCTAAAAACCCAGTTACTATTGTTGCTGATGACAAGAACAGCGTATATGTTCACGATAAAATTACAGCTGTAGCTTCTATTACTTTAGCTTCTCAAACACAAACTAGACCTACTGAAAGTCTTATTACTACTGAAGCTTTAGAAGCTGCAGATTCTGGGAAAATTTTCTACCTTAATTTACTCGCTGGATTTACAGTAACATTACCTTCTGTTGCTGATGCGGGTGCTGGTTGGTATGCTGATTTTATCGTACAAACAGTAACAACATCTAATAACTATATTATTACAGAAAAAACTTCTGCTGATACAAATAAGATTTGCTCACACATGAGTATATTAGAAATTGATGATACTGATGATGGACTACATAATGCAGCTCACACAACTATTACGTTTGAAGGAACTCCTGCAAAAGGTGATAGAGTTAGAATTGAATGTGATGGAACATTCTTCTATGCTACTGGTCTTGGCGTATCAGACGACTTTGTTGCATTAGCTTAATAGTTAAATATTGAGACTAACCGCGCAAGATTTGCGTGAAATGAATATCCTTAAGTATTACAGACTCACTAGAAAGTGGGTCTGTAAGACTTACGGGTTAAAAGACGCAGACTTAGAATTATTAATTTATTTAGATTGTAAAGGAAGATTTACACGAAACGATTTTATCAACGGAGTTTATACATACTCATGGGATAAAGCAAGATGGGAGAGATTAAAAAGAGAAGGTTGGATAGAAACTTGGAGACACAGGAATAGAACTACTATTATGTATTCAGTTTTTAAAACTTCGTTTAAATGCTCTCAAATGATAAGTAGAATTTACAGAATACTTCTAGGTGAGGAAGATCTTCCCACATCAGAAAGAAGTATATTTTATAATAACAAATCATATACAGATAAAGTTTACAATAAAGCTATAGATGATATGATTAAAGATAAAGATAGATAATATGGGGTTTAAACTAGGAACAGAAAGAGGTAATTACGCTGTAAGCGGGGAAATTAAAACAAAATTCAGATTTCACCAAGAGTCTGGAGACCCAGATATTTCTGTGCCTGGAACACCTATTATTAGAAAAAATTTAGCCCCTGGGATTATGGGTGAAGCAAACGCTGATGGTAGTATATATATAAGTAATCGTATACAACCTGGGAGTGAACTTGAAAAACAAGTTATTAATCACGAAATGAGACACGCGACAGATATGAAAATTTCTCCTAATAAATTATCATATACAGATGATTATGTAAAGTATGATGGAGTTGTGTATCCTAGAGAAACTCGAAACGGTAAGGATATGATACAAGTTGATGGGAAGTGGAAAGAAGCAGGTACTCATAATTTTCCTTGGGAAGTAGATGCAAACACTGGAAATGGAAATATTTAAAGATAATAATAGTTGGAATGAGAAATCTATTATAGGGGCATTAGCTTTTATAATAATGTGTCTTGTAATGATATTAGATTTATTAACCGGTTGGCTAGGAAGAGATCTTGCTATTAATGAATTTGTATATGATTCATTTGTATTAGTAGTCTTAGGATGTTTTGGAATAGCTGGTCTAGAAAAATTTGCAAAGAAATGAGTATAATGGTTAAAATAGATGGTGTGCCTTTATTTAATTCAAAATGGAGAGCAGAACAATGGGGTAAAAAGTTTGGGTTAACCGGAACTCATACCCATGTTCATATAAATCAAGTTGGATGGATGGCTGGAGAAACGCATGATGAATTAAAAAAAGTTTTTAAACCTAGAGAAAGAGTTTTTCAAGCTACTCAAACACAAGGATTACCACAACAATTACCAACATATAATCAACAACAACCAACACAACAAGCCGCGCCTTACACGCCACCAGCGCCATCTACACCTTCTAGCGGAGGAAGTGGTGGAGGCGGAGGGTATTAAAAATTAAATATTATGTTAGGAAACTTATTATCTGGAGGAGCTGCTGATTTAGTTAAAAACGTAGGTGGAGTTATAGATGAATTTCACACGTCTGATGAAGAAAAGCTCGAAGCAGAAAGAAAAATAAAAGAATTAGTTGCTAACTACGAGGTTGAAATGGAAAAGAACATTACAGCTCGTTGGGAAGCAGATTTAAAATCAGATTCATGGTTAAGCAAAAATGTTAGACCATTGACTTTAATATTTTTAATAGTATGCACCATGCTATTAATATTTATAGATGCAGGTGCATTAAATTTTGAAGTCAAGTCTTCGTGGGTTGACTTATTACAATTAGTATTAATAACTGTGATCGGCGCTTATTTTGGCGGTAGATCACTAGAAAAAGTAAAAAAATAAATTATGGGACAAAATTCAACAGAAGTTGCTTATGGATTTGGACAATTAGGTAGTGCTTTTCAAAACCTAGCTAAACCAGTATATCCACCTAAAGATCATGTTATAGTTGCGATTCAATTTTTAGCAGATAATACTCCAACGGCGCTTATAACTGAAATATTAGATACTCAAGGACCTCAATATTTTGGTACAAACGATACAGAGGCTACGGCGGCTAATTATTTAGGCGTAACAGAAGCGGCTTGTACTGGTGCTAGAACTACGGTTAATATAACAAACGATACGGTTACTATTGGTGCTGAAAATACAAAGATAAAAGTAGGACAAAATGTTTTATTAGTAAACGACGGTGATACTGTAAACGCTGGTTTAACTGTAGATGCTGAAACAGCTACACCTGTTTACAATGGTCCAAACGCAACTAGTGTTAAGGTTTTAAAAGTAAACGGTGTAAATATAACATTAGACACTGTATTGTCGCCAACATCTTCTCAAACATTAGTTTTTCTTGATGAATATCATGGAGCTGGTGGTACTACAGCAGAAGGTATTAAATATCCAAAAGGATTAACAATATATGGTAGATGGGCTAGCGTAACACCAGAAGCAGACGCTGACGGAGGTATAATCTGTTATTTCGGTAAATAATGTTAGGATTAGGATCTAGTTTAGTAACAGGAGGCGCGTCTTCAGATTGGACTCCAGCTGATTTAGGATCAAAACTAAAAGCTTGGTATAAATACAATACTGGAATTTCATCCGCAACAGTATCTGGTAATCTACAGGTTACTCAATGGGCTGATCAATCTGGAAATGATAATCATCTTGAACCAACGGTTACTAATAATAAAGACGAAATGCCAAGACTTTTAACTGATGGTCTTTCTTCGGAGGCTTTAGTATTTTTTAATAGTAATACAGATAGTTTAGTATTTACATCAGCCGTGACTTTAGGTAAATTTGCAATGTATTGGAAAAGTAATTGGAAGGATACAATTGCTTCAGAAGTAATTTTTGAAGGTGATACTGATAATTTTGTAAAACTACAAGGCCCAACAGAAATGAGACTAAAAGCTGGTGGTGATGTTAGAGAAGACGCAACTATTCCGGAAGTAACAGACGACGAATCTACACCTCACATTTTAGGTATGGAAAGAGCTGCTAATGGATCTTTATTAGCATATAATAACAATGTAGCACAAGATAGTTGGGCTTCATCTGGCGATAAAGACGGGAGATCACCAATAGCAAACGCTTTAGAGATTACGCAAATGGGTGACGCACAAAATCCAGTATATTATTACGAAGTGGTTATATGCGATGATGTACTGTCTACAGCTGAAAGAAATCTATTGTACACTTGGCTACAAAACCAAGGATAAATATTAACAATTAAATTAAATAAAATGGCAAAAAACACAAGTAAAAAAATTAAAGAATTAAAAGGTATTAAACCTGAAAAAATTACAGATGAACAGTTAAAAAAAGTTCAAGGTTTAATAAGCACTGTAAACAAACTTCAAATGGAAGTTGGTATTATGGAATCTAGAAAGCATAACGCGTTACACAATATCGCTGGTATAAACGATCAATTAACTTTATTACAAGATGAACTTGAAAAAGATTACGGTACGTTTGATATTGATATTGAAAATGGAACGATAAATTACCCAGAAAATGGCGAAGCTGATAAGAAAGATTAGTGTAGGTAAAGACTACAAAAACGATGCCATGCATTATGCTGTTGGTCAAGAAGTATATGGAGGTCATACTATTTGTGATATTATAGAGGAAGATGATAAATACTCTGTTTATATTAAAAAAAATAAAGACGTATTACCTTGGAAAGACTTTAACAAAAATATGGCAGTATCTGTAGAATATAATCTAGAATACTAATGAAAAGTGTTTACAACTTTGTTGTAACACCAAAAGGAGAAAGATATAATAATAGTAAAAAAGTTGGTGATTCAGAATTAATACTTAATACTGAAATATATAATCATCAATATGTAAATAGAGAAGCTATAGTTATATCAACTCCAATAGTTGGTGATACAGATATAGAGCCTGGAGATATAGCTATAGTTCATCATAACGTTTTTAGAAGATGGCACAACGTTAGAGGTGTTGAAAAAAATAGTAAAGCTTACTTTAATGAATCTACTTATTTTATAAATCATGATCAAATCTTTTTATACAAAAAAGATAAAAAGTGGATAGTTCCAAAGGGTTATTGTTTTGTAAAACCATTAAAAGCTATAAATCAGTTTAATATTGAAACTGAAAAACCTTTACAGGGTATTGTTAAATATTCAGATGGCACCGTAAAGGTAAATGATTTAGTTGGCTTTAGACCAAGTAGTGAATACGAGTTTATAGTTGATGGTGAAAGACTGTATCGAGTTTTATCTAAATTTATTACAATTAAATATGAATATCAAGGAGACGAAGAAGAATATAATCCAAGCTGGGCAAAAAGCAGTTGAAGAACTGATTAAAGTCGCTAAAGAACCTATTGTAGATTCAGATGACGATATATCAGCTGATAGATTAAAAAATGCCGCAGCCACTAAAAAACTAGCTATATTTGACGCATTTGAAATACTTAACAGAATTCAAGAAGAAGAGAACTTGCTTGAGGGAAAAACACCTGAAGAGAGAAAGGAAAAGGTTTTTAAAGGATTCGCAGAAGGTAGATCTAAGTAATGTACGAGCAAAGTTTAGTTAAAATAATAGAACCTATAAAAAAGACTACTATAAGTCGTCTTAATAAAGGTAAAAAATGGAAATACGGATATAACAAAGAACATGATGTTATAGTTATATCTAAAACAGGTAAAATAGGAGAAATATATGAAATCCAAAATCTTAAAATTGCTTTACCATCTGTGCCCGTGCAAGTATATAAACTGCAAGGGAACAAGTGGTCAAGAATAGAACAACCAAAAGAGTTATCAAGACTTAAAAATATATTTGATTGGAGGAGTTATCCAGAAGAATCAAAAGAACAGTGGTTTGATTATATAGACGAAGAGTTTAAAAGAAGAGAAGAAGGTTTTTGGTTTATAAATAACGGTAAACCAACTTACTTAGTGGGAACTCATTATATGTACTTACAATGGAGTAAAATAGACGTAGGTGCGCCAGATTTCAGAGAAGCAAATAGATTGTTCTATATATTCTGGGAAGCTTGTAAAGCTGATAAAAGATGTTACGGTATGTGCTACCTAAAAAATAGACGTTCTGGATTTTCTTTTATGAGTTCTGCTGAAACGGTTAATTTAGCCACTCTTGCAAGTGATAGTAGATATGGGATCTTATCTAAAACAGGATCAGATGCTAAGAAGATGTTTACTGACAAAGTTGTTCCGATAAGTATAAACTATCCATTCTTTTTCAAACCAATACAAGATGGTATGGATCGGCCGAAAACAGAATTAGCATATAGAGTACCAGCTAGTAAGTTTACAAGAAAAAAAATAACAACTAACGAAAAGTTAGAAGAATTAGAAGGATTAGATACGACTATTGATTGGAAGAATACTGGTGATAATAGTTATGATGGTGAAAAACTAGCTTTACTAGTACATGATGAAAGTGGTAAATGGGAGAGACCCGATAATATATTAAATAACTGGCGAGTAACCAAAACATGTTTACGATTAGGTAGTAGAATAGTTGGTAAATGTATGATGGGCTCGACTTCAAACGCATTAGATAAAGGTGGAGACAATTTTAAAAAATTATACAACGCATCCGATGTCACTAAAAGAAATAGAAATGGTCAGACAAAGTCTGGTCTCTATTCTTTGTTTATCCCAATGGAATGGAACTACGAAGGATTTATTGACGAGCACGGAATTCCAGTATTTACTACACCTGACACAGATGTCTTTGCCCCAGACGGTGAACTAATAGATGTAGGCGTAATAGATAATTGGCAAAATGAAGCTGATGGTTTAAAAGATGATCAAGATGCTTTAAATGAGTTTTATCGCCAATTTCCAAGAACAACAGAACACGCATTTAGAGATGAAACTAAAAACTCTATTTTTAATCTCGTAAAAATATACGAGCAAATAGATTACAATGAAGAATTAGGAAGATCGTTGGGTTTAACAACTGGGAATTTTCAATGGGTTAACGGCGTTAAGGATTCACAGGTAATATTTTATCCAGATCCTAAAGGTAGATTTAAAGTTAGTTGGGTGCCTAAACAGCAACTACAAAATAGAGTGGTACTTAAAAATGGTATAAAATATCCTGGTAATGAACATATGGGTGCTTTTGGATGTGACTCATATGATATATCCGGGACCGTAGATGGCGAGGGTTCTAAAGGAGCACTTCACGGGCTTACTAGGTTCAGCATGGAGGACGCTCCCGCTAATAGCTTCTTTTTAGAATACTTATCAAGACCACCTACGGCTGAAATATTTTTTGAAGATGTTTTAATGGCATTAGTATTTTACGGTATGCCAATACTTGCGGAAAATAATAAACCTAGATTATTGTATTACTTAAGAAGAAGAGGATATAGAGGGTTTAGTATGAACAGACCAGATAAAATTTGGAATAAACTATCTGTAGCTGAAAAAGAAGTAGGTGGAATACCTAATTCAAGTGAAGATATAAAACAAGCTCACGCGGCAGCAATTGAAATGTATATACAAGATCACGTGGGTATGAAACAAGATGGTACTTTTGGTAGTTTATACTTTAATAGATTATTGAATGATTGGAGTAGATTTGATATAACCAAAAGAACAAAGTTTGATGCAACAATAAGTAGCGGTTTAGCAATTATGGCTAATAATAGACATTTATACGCTCCAAACGCAAAAGTAGAAAAACCAAAATTAAATATACATGTTTCTAAATATGAAAATAGAGGAAATATGTCTCAAATAATTAAAAAATAAATATGGCAGATCCTATTTCAAAAAGTTATTTTCCAAGTCAAGTTGTTAGTGATGCTGAAAAACTAAGCTATGACTATGGTTTAAAGATAGCTAAAGCTATAGAGACCGAGTGGTTTTATGATGATAGAAATTTAAATAGATATCGAAGTAATCAAAATAATTTTCATAGATTAAGGTTGTACGCTAGAGGTGAACAATCAATACAAAAATATAAGGATGAGTTATCTATAAACGGTGATTTGTCCTATTTAAATTTAGATTGGACACCAGTACCAATTATACCTAAGTTTGTAGATATAGTTGTTAATGGTATAGCTGAAAGAACATATGATATAACAGCTTTTTCTCAAGACCCATATGGAGTTGCGGCTAGAACAGAGTATTTAGACTCTGTAATAAGAGACATGAAAACAAAGGGTTTTAATGATTGGGCAATGGATAATTATAATATAGATTTATATAGAAATAATCCTGATACCTTGCCTGAGTCCGAAGAAGAGTTAAAAGTTCATATGCAATTAACCTATAAACAATCTATTGAATTAGCGCAAGAGCAAGCTATTAACACACTTTTTGAAGGAAGCAACTATGAGTTAATTAAAAAACGTTTTTACTATGATTTAGCTACTATAGGTATAGGCGCTGTTAAAACTTCTTTTAATACTTCTGAAGGAGCAGTTGTGGATTATGTTGATCCAGCTAATTTAGTTTATTCGTATACTGACTCTCCTTATTTCGAAGATATATATTATGTTGGTGAAGTAAAATCTATACCAGTAAATGAATTAGCAAAACAATTTCCATTTTTATCTCACGAGGAACTCGAAGAGATAATGCAAAATAAGTCTTATAATAGGTCTAACTATAATAGTATTCATCACGTAGACAAAGAAGATAACAACACTGTTCAAGTTTTATATTTTAATTACAAGACTTATATGAACGAGGTTTATAAAATGAAAGAAACAGGAACTGGTGCAGATAAAATAATTGAAAAAGATGATCAATTTAATCCACCTGAAAATAAAGAAGGTGGTTATTCTAAATTACAACGATCTATAGAGTGTTTATATGAGGGTGCGCTTATTTTAGGTACAAACAAATTACTTAAATGGGAAATGGCTAAAAACATGATGCGACCTAAAAGTGATTTTACTAAAGTAAAAATGAATTATAATATTGTTGCTCCTAGAATGTATAATGGAAAAATAGAATCATTAGTTGGTAGAATAACTGGGTTTGCAGACATGATTCAATTAACACATTTAAAACTACAACAAGTAATGTCAAGAATGATGCCTGATGGTGTTTATTTAGACGCTGATGGTTTGGCAGAAATAGATTTAGGTAATGGAACTAATTACAATCCACAAGAAGCTTTAAACATGTTCTTCCAAACAGGTAGTGTAATTGGTAGATCGTTTACACAAGATGGTGATATGAACCCTGGTAAAGTACCTATTCAAGAAATAACATCTGGTTCTGGTGGTAATAAAATGCAAGCTTTAATTCAAACGTATAATTATTATTTACAAATGATAAGAGATACAACCGGGTTAAACGAAGCTCGAGATGGTAGTATGCCAGATAAAAACGCTTTAGTTGGTGTGCAAAAACTTGCCGCAGCTAATAGTAATACAGCAACTAGACATATATTACAAGCTGGGTTGTTTTTAACAGCAGAAACCGCAGAATCTTTATCGCTTAGAGTTTCTGATATTATAGAATACTCACCTACAAAAGATGCTTTTATACAGCAAATAGGTATACATAACGTTGCAACTCTTGAAGAAATATCTAATTTACATCTTTATGATTTTGGTATATTTATACAATTACAACCAGATGAAGAAGAAAAAATGTTATTAGAAAATAATATTCAACAAGCGTTATCTCAACAAAGTATAGAGTTAGAAGATGCTATTGACGTAAGAGAAGTTAAAAATCTAAAACTAGCAAACCAAATATTAAAAATTCGCAGACAAAAGAAGCAAGAAAGAGATCAAATGATTCAAGAGCGAAATATACAAATGCAATCTCAAGCTAATATACAAGCTCAACAAACCGCAGCGCAACTGGAGGTTCAAAAAAGTAAAATAGCAACTGAAAATGAAGCAAGTGTAGAATCCATGAAAGCTCAGTTACAATCACAAAAAATGATGCAAGAAGTTGAACATAAAAAAGAGTTAATGGCTTTAGAGTTTCAATACAACATGCAACTTAAAGGTATTGAAGTTGACGGCATGAAAAAAAGAGAGCAACAAAAAGAAGATAGAAAAGATGAAAGAACAAAAATTCAAGCAACTCAACAAAGCGAGATGATTGAACAAAGAAATAGTGGAAAACCACCTAAAAACTTTGAATCCGCAGGTAATGATATATTAGGAGGAGGATTTGATTTAGGGGCGTTTGAACCTAGGTAAAAAATTATTAATTATTATTATATTATATTATGGAAGAAAAAGATGAAAAAGTAGTTGAAGAAACTACACAAGAAACAACTGAACAAGTTGAAGAACCTAAAAAACCAAATATTAACGAAGATGGCGATTATGTTGTTAATTTAAATAAACCAGAAGAAAATGAAACTAAAGAAGATAACGCTGACGACAGCGGAGTGGTTGCAGAGCCTGAAAATGCCGAGTCCACACAAGAACAAAAAGAAATACAACCGGAAGCAGAAACACAAGAAACTCCAGCGCTAGAAGAAATTACTGAAGATTCAACAAAAGAAGAAGTTACTGAAGCAGAAGAACAGATCGAAGAAGCTGTTGCTGAAGCGGAAGCTACCGGAAAACCATTACCAGAAAACATACAAAAGTTAGTTGATTTTATGGAAGAAACTGGTGGTGATTTAAGTGATTATGTAAAGCTTAATCAAGATTATAGCGAATTTGAAGATGATGATGTTTTGTACACATACTATAAACAAACAAAACCACATTTGTCAAATGAAGAAATTAACTTTCTTATCGAAGATTCTTTTTCTTATGATGAAGAAACTGATGATGAAAGAGAAGTAAAAAGAAAAAAATTAGCGTTAAAAGAGCAAGTTGCCAACGCTAAGGCCCACCTGGACGGGCAAAAGTCCAAATACTATGAAGAAATTAAAGCTGGTTCAAAGCTTACAACTGAACAACAAAAAGCTATGGATTTCTTTAATAGATACAACAAAGAAGCAGAAGAAAATGAAAAAGTATCAGAGCAAATGCAATCTACTTTTATACAAAAAACCGATCAGGTTTTTAACAATAAATTCAAAGGTTTTGAATATAACATTGGAGATAAAAAGTTTAGATTTAACGTTAACAATGCTAAAGAAATTAAAGATACTCAAAGTGACATAAATAATTTTATCGGAAAGTTTCTAGATGAAAATAATACTATGAAAGACGCTAAGGGTTATCATAAATCTATTTTTACAGCAATGAATGCTGATGCTATTGCAAAACACTTTTATGACCAAGGAAAAGCAGACGCTATGAAAAATAGCGTTGCTAAAGCCAAAAATGTAGATATGAATCCAAGACAAAGTCATGGGCAAATTGAAGCAGGTGGAATAAAAGTAAAAGTGTTAGGCGATAATTCTTCTGATTTTAAGTTTAAAATTAAAAACAAAAAATAAATAACAATTTAAAATTACAAAATTATGGCAATTTCAAATCCAGGTCCTGGTCATTCGGGAACCGCAGGTACTTTGAATAGTGTACCAGCTTCGAAAAAAGCAACACTATCTTCAAACTACATAGATTTTACCGCAGACGGAAACGACTGGGGTCAACAATACGTGCCAGACTTGATGGAAAAAGAAGCTGAGGTGTTCGGTAATAGAACTATTTCAGGTTTCTTAGCTCAAGTTGGTGCAGAAGAGGCAATGTCCTCAGATCAAGTTATTTGGTCAGAACAAGGTAGATTACATTTATCTTATACAGGTACTCATGATGAAAACTCAAATGTATTTGCTATTACTAATGATATTGACGGGAATTCAATGGGCACTGATGAACACGGTGTTAGAGTTAACGATATGGTAATTGTAGCAACTGCACAAGGAGCAATAAAATGTTTCGTATCTGATGTAACTAATAACAACGTTACATGTTTACCTTACGAAAGAGCTACAGCTGATGCTGCTAGTGCATTTACTGATGGTGGTGGTGCTAACGCAGGAACTTTATTAGTTATAGGTTCTGAATTTGGTAAAGGTAAAAACGGACAAGGTGGTACTGCTTCATCAACTGATGGATATGGTAACGTTAGACCAACTCACACTTCGTTCTCTAACAAACCAATCATAATGAAAGATTACTATGAGATCTCTGGATCTGATGCTTCTCAAATTGGTTGGGTTGAAATTACAGGTGAAGCTGGACAAAGTGGATATCTTTGGTACTTAAAAGCTGAAGGTGATACTAGAGCTCGTTTTGCTGATTATTTAGAAATGAGTATGCTCGAAGCTGTTAAAGGTGTAGCTAGTGCTTCTACTGCTGACGGTTCTATTAACGGTGCTGCTGAGACTTTTGGTACTGAAGGTTTATTCGCTGCTATTGAAACTAGAGGTAATATTACTACTGGTGTTACTGGTGTTAACCCTGCTACTGATTTAGCAGAGTTTGATGCTATCTTAGCAGAGTTTGATTCTCAAGGTGCTATTGAAGAAAACATGATGTTTGTTAATAGATCAACTAGCTTAGCTATGGACGATATGTTAGCTTCTATGAATTCTTACGGTGCTGGTGGTACATCTTATGGTGTATTCAACAACTCTGAAGATATGGCACTTAACTTAGGTTTCTCTGGATTCCGAAGAGGTTCTTATGACTTCTATAAGTCTGACTTTAGATACTTAAATGACAAGGCTACAAGAGGAAGTATTAACTCAAGAGATGCTGTTGCTC